GGATTCGAAACCGGCTGCGCGTTGTACCCAGACAAGACGCAGACTTGAACAGCCCCTAGCCTGTTCTTGCGCAGAAAGATCAGGGAATCCATGAACTTGCACAGCGACCAGCGAGCAGCAAGGCCCCATTCGATCGCCGCCGCGCCTACTCGTGCAAATGGGAAATCAAGCGCCCCAGAGTCCGACCAAAACTCGGTCGTTTCCGGTCCGAACAGGACGATTTGGCCGTTGTCGGCCAGCACCCTCACCAGGTTGTCTGGGTTCGATTCGGCGGTTGCGAAGTCCAGCGCGGACCAGGTTGTGCCGTCATAGATTCCGGAGATATAGAAACGTCCCGTATCCGGCTTGGTGACTATGAAGTACCCGTTCAGGAACGTGACGGTATCGGCTCCAGGCCAATCAGGGTCCGTTATCTGGGCAAAGGCAAGAGTCGATGTGTTGTAGGTGTACCCATTCGCACCATCGACGATGATGATCTGTGTTCCGTTGTCGGTGATGTCCACCCGGCCAGCACTGGTCAGGAGGGTCCCGACATTGGTCATGGACCCATCGTTTGCGACCTTCCAGAGCGCATCGCGGTTCACCAGATAGCGGAAGTCGCCCTTCTTGTAGGCTCCGCGGGATGGGTAGGCCCCGAAATTGATGTCCGTCACCAACCCAGGGGCAGGATAGAAGGTCAGTTGCCCCTTCTCGTTGTCTTGGTGAACCTCGGCATAGAGGTTCGTGCGGGCCTGAGATGAGACGTTGCGCGACTTGCCAAAGTTGCCAAGTCCGAACAGCGGAATGGGTTGGAGGGCCATCAGTCAACCACCTCGATAACAACCGGTCCCTGATCCGTGGCCCATTGGAGCATCATGAATTTCTTTTGAGCCGCACGGGCTGCGATCTCCGCTCGGATGTCCTGAGGCGTGCCCATCTTCAGAGAGATCTCATCCGCCAGCAGGTATTGAAGGGTGTTCAAGTACTGCTGAGCAAACCCAGGGGTTGCCGTCAGGGTCAGATCAGGAATGATCGACTGATATGTGAGCGTCAGAACCGGGTCTTGGGTCGGTGCCGGCCAGAGCTTGAAGGTCAGGTTCGGCGCAACGTAGTAGTGCGTCGGATACTGAGCGGTCTTGGTGAGGTCCAGTAGTTCCCAATCCGGCTTGTTGAGCCGGACCAACTCACGCTTGACACTCCCGGCATCGGTGTACTTGAGCACCGGAGCGTTGAGGTAGTCAGCGGGTGGAGAGACAGAGCTTGGCGTTGCCAGAACCCAGGCAATCGCAGTCGGAGTACTCGACAACTGCGGCCACTGGTAGCCATGGATCGGCAGTTCCTTGACGATCCCCTGCAAGGCATCCATGCAGGTCGATGTCTTGGGATCGGAAACGTTCTCACCAACGCCGATCGCCTGGCACAACTCCAGCGCCCCGCGGATCACTTCAACGGTGGTGAGCGTCCAGGCCATGACTTAGACCTGCTCGCCGAGCGAGTATTGAAACGTTGGGATAGAAACGGCTTTCCACTTTCCGTCAGCATCCTGAACCCGGGTCGTGATGACCGAATCCTTCAGGACGTTCAGATAGTTCTCATCGATGGTGGTCTCGACGTTGCGCTTGTAGAGGTTCAGCTTGTGGTTGTGGCCGATCTCCACATCCCCACCCTCGCCGTGGAAGGTGATCTTGAACTGCTTGAGCTTCTTGGGCTTTTCCATGACTTCGGACATTCGTTGCTCCAATGAAAAAGGCCCCGGGGATTAGCCGGGGCCTAGGGGTTGAGATGAACTCAGATCAGCCGAGGGCTTCCCAGACGAAGGTCTTGGAGGCAACCATGGTCGTGGCGGTCACGGTGAAGGTGTTACCCGACACAGCGATGCCGTTCGTGGTCTCCAGCGTGCGCGTACCAGCCGCAACGGTGTGGATCGAGCTGGCCGAAGCCATGCCGGTGAGCCATTCGTCGCTGATGCGGTCCGTGACGTTGTGGAAGCGCACGACGCGCGGGGTGAAACCCACGGTGAAGGTCGTTGCAGCCGCGGCGCCAGCGTCAGAGACGACATAGCCGGTGGCATGGTTGACGACGCCGCCGCCGTTCGCTTGGGTGTTGGTGGTGAGTGCCATTTGAGGGCTCCTAAAAGAAAACCCGCACTAGGCGGGTCGGGGTTTGCTACTTGTTCGCTTATGGCATATCAGGCCATTTGCGGTTTGATTTACTGATGTTCTCCGCGCCCGGCAGGACTCGAAGATTGGCTTCGCAATGAAGGCCGCAGACATACTTGCTTGTCAGCGGAACGATGTGGTCTACGTGATGCACGACTCCAGTGGCAGCGCTCACAACCTGCGCTTCCTCATAGAAAGCCAGTATTGAATCGCACTTGGCCCACTTCGGTGTAGCCAAAAGCACCAGCCGTCTCCGACTTGCGACCTTGGCATTTTCCTTCGCTGAGCTAAGTCGCAGATAGGATCGGCCTGTTTTAGAGACCGCCTTAACTGCAATACCGCCCTTCCATCCTGCATTCAACTCGCCAGTGCGCGAGGCCGATTTCTCAGCCTTGAACACCGCGTCCTTATGCTGGCACTCGTATGAACAGAACCTTCGGCGGCCTGCGTGGCAAGAGCGTTCCTTGAACTCCTCACCGCAACACGCGCACTTCAGGTCAACCCACTCACCCGAGTTGGACTTCGCCCTTATCTTGTAGCCACACTCGTTGGAACACGTTCTTGGATTCCGTCTGCTCTGGGGACACCGGAACAGCTTTCCGCACACCTCGCAGTTCTTTTCAATGCCCTTGAACTTCGCCATCGAAACCACTCCGTTGTTAGACGGACTAATTGTCGATGGCGAGTCTCACATTGTCAATGAACCTTGGCTGATTGGTTAGACGGAAGCCAAACTTTCCAAGCGGACCATCCAGGCCTGATTCAAAATCGTGGTGATGGTCGTTGCCTTCCAACCCACGGTCGAACGCTGGTTCAACGGGTCGGCCGCGCCGGCAGAGCCGAGGGCCTTCACGTAGGTGGACATCGCTTCACCTGACAGCGGCGAGAGGCCGTAGGCTTCGGCAGCGATGATCAGCGTGGCGTACACGTCGTTCGAGCCGGCGCCCGTGGCCTTATAGCCGGCAGTCGTTGCGGTCGTGGCGTTCGTCCAGATCTTCGAGTTCGTCGAGGAGACGAAGCGAATGTTCTTGTACGAGCCGATCTCGTCCTCGATGATGCCCTCTTGCGAGCCGTAGTCGGAAACCGACCGATAGCCCGTGATGGACTCCAGGTCGTATTCCACGTCCGGATGCACGATGCCGATGAAGGCCTTGCGAACCGCACCAGTGCCAACCTTGTCGGAGGCGCCGATGCCTTCCTTCATGTACTTGGCGTTTTGGCCCTTGAGCGAGCGGATCGCCTTGTCCAGGTCGGCAGCGAGGAGCTTGTTCACCAGCGCGAGACGGTTGGCAACACCGGAGGCGTAAGCCACGTTCGTTCCAGCAACCAGGACATCGCGGCGCACTTGGTCGATGGTCGTACCAGCCTGATCACCCAGGATGTCCGTCGCTTCGGTCACCACCGGGTCTTGATTGGTCATCGAGACCATATCGGTGAGCGTGACGAAATCGCCGTACTGCACGAGCGTGGAGGTCACATCGGTCACCGACAGAGCGGAGCCCGAGGGGGTCACGCCTTCGGTCAGCGCGTTGGTCGCGGCGGCGAGCTGCGAATAGCGACGGAACTTGATCTGATTGCCGCTGTTCTTCGGAACGGGGCGCTTCTGACCGAATCGGCCATGCACATCGTTCGGCTGAGCGCGGGTCAGCAAGTTGCGGTCGTAGAAGGCCTGTACGCCAGGTGCGACCTGGCTGAGGGTGGTGACGTTGGTCATGGTTTGCTTTCTTGAGGGTTAGAACCCTTTGACGCGCCTCACCTCTTTGGCGAAGTCAGCGTCGGACATGTTTTTGATCCGCTCGACCTCGGCCAATGCGGCATCAGGCGGGACTCTTGACGAGCCACCACCAGCACCAGCACCGGGGACGGTCATTGCGGACACCTTTGCCTGCTTGGCGGCCTCGGCAGCGAATCGCTTGCC